TACATCATCCAAATAATGAGACTAGAGATGATGGGTACTATCAAATGTAATTATATAACTTTAAATATCCGTAAGATTTATAACAAACAGTTTGTTTTCTAAAAAAATTCAGATAAATCTAGATAAAAAAGATGATATTATACACTTAGAACCAATCAGTGATATACATATTGGTCACGTTGGTTTTGATGAAGACTTGTACAGAAAAAGAATCAAGGCAATATGTAAAAATAAAAACAGATACACATTCTTTGGTGGAGATGCATTGGATGCAATTACAACTTATGATAAAAGATTTAATCCAGATATGAGTTTGGAACATGACATAGACAATCAAAGACAGAAATGGCAAGACATGACACAGCCACTTATAGACATCCATCACAAACAAGATAATGAAAAGGTGTGGGGATTCTTTCATGGTAATCACGATTATAAAATACCACAGATAACTAGGTCATATTTGGAAAATACTATGTGTAATCCTAATGGATTTACATTTATGGGTAGTCGTGGTGTGATGGGACTTGAGATAATTTACAAGAAAAAGATATTAGCACAATGGTCTATACTATTCATACATGGTTCAGGTGGGGGTAAACCAGAGAGAATGATGGAACAAATGAAACATAATGCTTACTATGACATATTCCTATGTGGACACCTACATCAAAAGAGATACCAACCAGAGGTCGTTTATGACTTTGACTGGGGAACTGGAAAGACATGGGAAAGAGACATACACCTAGGTAATACAGGCACGTTTTGTAAGACTTTGATAGAAAACACAGATGGTTATATGGATAGAAAGAACGAGATTATAGGATCACAGTTAGGTACATTAACATTATCATTTAATGCAGAGGAGGGAACTATCAATGGTCATATCTAAACCAATCAGGAAGAATAAAAAGAACCTAACAAGTATCGTGTCCGTGGAACGGACTAGAAAAGTATCAACACATACTACAATTATAAACACTTTAGGAATGTATAAGAAAGGATTACCTTTAACCGAAATACAATATAAAGGTAATATATCAAGTATGGGTAACTTACATCATACAATTCAATTTATGGTTAGAGCAGGAGAAATAATCAAAGAGAAATGTCCTCATTGTAGTAGCACAGAACTATATAAATTGAACATATAACTCTTGTATAATTAGACAAGTTTATATTCATAAAATACAAATTGTTCATATGTTTATCAATATTTGTTGGAAAAAACAAGATGGAGAAATCATCAAGGCACTACAACCTGTAGATAAAGCTAGTAAATTCATTCAAGTAATGGAAGCCAAGGGAGTAAAGACTTGGTTTGAACTAGAAGAAACAGTAGCAGTATAAAATCAAAACACTTTTTATTTTTTTACCTTAATATTTTCCTTGCCAAATATAGTTAATAACTTAATTAACTTTTTAACGCCTATTTTTTTTAACAACAGTGTTATATTCATGACTAAATAGTTAATTAACTTATTAGCTTTTTTTTTCCTGTACTAGCTTTAATCTTAATTAATTAATTAGATAGACATATATATCCTCATATCAATTATAATATAATGAATTTCAAGAAGACTACTACAATATCAATTAGCAGTAAAACAAAATCTATCTTTGAAGCATTAGAAGATGCTAGACCTAAACACATATCATTCAGTTTGTTTTTGGCTATGGCAGTAGAAGAATATGTTACCAATCATGGTAAGAAAGTAACCAATGCAAAATATCCTAGAATAATGGATAGGATGGATGTATGGAATGAATGTATTGAAGACTTGCCAAATGAAAGTTTGATTAATTTCAATGAACGTCTTACACAACTCAATAATAAAATTAGAAAGGAGATTAACAAAAGATTATGACAGAATATACAGAATCAGCAAAGATAGACATTTTAAAACAAGCATTGACAGATAACAGATACACTGACGTAATAGATTCAATGAGACCTGACTCAACAATTTCAATCAATCCTTCACAAGACGGGTTTCTTGATATTTACATTGACAGTACAAATGACTTTATGGCATTGTTGTTTGAAGCAATTTGTAGAGTTAAAGCACAGAAAGATACCAATCTTGAATTGATAAGAGCCTCATTTTCTAATGTTAAGATAGCATTGGTAGGTGAATTACTAATGAATATGCATGATATTACCACCAAGAATGAGAACAGTACTGTTACTTTTGAATGTCAGGTACTAGCAACTGACTCACCAAAGTCCTACATTAAAGAGGCTACGTTTGAATGTGCTATTTGTCATAGCGAGTATGAAGAAAAATGTGACTTGGATAGAAAAATTAACGCACCACTATGTAGCAATACACAATGCAAACATGTTAAAACAATGATAAGAACTGACATGATGGTAACAGATGATGTACAAACTATACTAATGCAAGAGCCTATGGACAAATCAAAAAACAGTTCTCCTATAATATTCATAGGTAAACTGGTAGGTAATTTGGTTAGAACATCATATGTAGGACAGAAAAAACTGATTACAGGCTTATTTAGAAGTGATATAGACCTTAAAAAGAACGAACATGACATATTCATAGACATATTATCTGTTAGAGACCTAAATGACGTTACTCCTTTGCTACCAAGTATTGAAGAAAAGACAAAACTGGTTAATGACTCCAAGAAAGAGGGTTTTATCGACAAAGTGGTAGGTTCTTTTGCTCCAATGATTTATGGTTATAGTGATATTAAACTATCAATACTATTACAGTTAGCAGGTGGTGTAAAAACCAAGAAAAGAGGAGATATTAACATGTTTTTGATAGGTGATCCAAGTATGGCAAAGTCAGAACTTTTAAAATTTGCTAGTGGATTGGTACAAAAATCGATATACACAAGTGGTAGAGGTTCTTCAGCAGCAGGACTTACAATAGGTATTGTTAAAATGTCAGATGGAAGAAGTATTGCACAAGCAGGAGTATTGCCAATGTGTGATGGTGGACTAGCATGTATAGACGAGTTTGACAAGATGAATGTAGATGATAGAAGTGCCATGCATGAGGCTATGGAACAACAAACAGTAAGTATAGCCAAAGCAGGAATAGCCATGACACTACCAAGTCGTACAAGTGTACTTGCAGCAGCCAACCCAAAATATGGTATGTATGACAATGACAACTCATTAAAAGACAACATCAACATACCAACACCATTACTGTCAAGATTTGATTTGATATGGCTCATACAGGACAAGATACACATTACTTCTGACAGATTAAAAGCAAATCACATTTTAGATTCATTTGACAATGACATGAACGGTGATTGTTATTTGACAGAAGAACTAATGATTAAATATATTAATCTAGCAAAGTCTTTCAGTCCAAGACTAACATCACAGGCAAAGAAAACATTGTTGGATATTTATGAAGCCATGAGAAAAGCATCTGCTAAAAGTGAGATGCCTGTCGGTACTAGACAGTTAGAAGCAACTGTTAGATTGTCTATGGCTTATGCAAAATTACATTTTAGAGAAGAAGTTACCAGTAGTGACATTAACCATATCAAAAACTTGATAGAGAAAACATACGAGTCATTTGGAAGTAGTATCAGTAGCGGTGGTGTACAATCACAGATATTCCAAGACAGTAAATCAATCAAGGAACATGAGGTATTGGCAATATGGAACAGTTGCAGAGACATAGAGGGTAGAGTAAAACTCAAAGTGTTTGAAGAATCATTGGTTAATAACGGTATGAGCAAGGAAAAAGCAGAGTCCATAATATCAAGATGGGAAAACAACAACGCTATAAAACTAAACAGTGATGGCACATACAATAGAATTTAGAAACACTAATATTGAAGGGTTTATCATGATACTTTGTGATGATTATAGATGATGATGTTGAGTCAGAAGAAATACTGGACACAACTCTTAATCCAACGGAAACTGAGGATGATGCATCAGTTGAACTCGAATTAGGTGTAGATCAACTTAAAGGTGTGGGATCTGTAACTCAAAAGAAACTAGAGACATTCGGAGTAACGTCACTTATAGATTTATGTATTAGAGGTGCTCAGGAGATTAAAGAAATTACAGGTGTGGCAAAACCTACTTGTGATAATTGGGTATTTCAGTCACAAAAAATATTGGAAGATAATGACATGATTAGAAAATCAGATATGAGTACCATTGACCTATGGGAATATCAAAAATCATATCCAGTAATTGCTACAAAGTGTATAGAGGTTGATAATTTAATAGATGGTGGTGTAAGACCAGAAGCCACTTATGAAGTATATGGAGAGTTTGGAGCAGGTAAGACACAGTTTTGTAACTCACTTGCAGTAGAATCAATACATGACGGTAACAATGTTATATGGATAGACTGTGAAGACACATTCAAACCAAATAGAATAGCAGGAATATTAAAAGCAAGAGAGTATGCAGAAGATGATGAAGGGTGCATAGAATATCTTAACAGAATCACCTACCTTTATTGCCCTAATACAGAACAGTTAATGGGAACAATCAACGGACTTAGTAAGATACTAGACGATAAGAAACCTAAACTTGTAATATTAGACGGTGCTATAGGACAGTTCAGAGAGGAATATCTAGGTAGAGGAACATTAGCAGAGAGACAAATGCAGATAGCAAGACTAATGAGTCACATTAAGAACATATCATTTTACTTTAGATGTGCTGTAGTATTTACTAACCAAGTACAAAGTGATCCAAGTATGATGTTTGGTGATCCAATAAAACCTATAGGCGGTAACATTGTTGCTCATGCAAGTGGTTACAGATTATACTTTAAGAAATCAGGTAAGAAAAGACTTGCAAGAATGATAGACTCACCTGAACATGCTATGGCAGATGCAGAATATGTTTTAACTGCCAAAGGCATAGACAATGTCGAGTAAGAAAGAAGAATCTGATACGTTAAAAAAGAAAGTAGCATCAAAACCTCAGTTTGATTTAAAGTGTAAGGTATGTCACAAGAAGTTCGGGAAGCATTTTACGTTCCATCATAAGAGATACTTGGCAGGGGACAAGATTTATAGTGATTTCAAAACAACATATGATTACAATCTATATGTATTACCAATAATCAATAAAGATCCCAACAGATTCGTATTGTTATGCAAGGGACACCATTCCCTAGTAGAGAAACTTAAACGATTCAAGTTAGATAAATTGGAAAGATTATTTAAGGTAGTAAAGGAGAGTAAGTAATGAATATTTGTGAAAAATGTCTAAAACAAATGGCAGATTGGTATCACATGATTTGTGGTTGCTCATGTCATGAGGATGATAAATAATGGAAATAATAGGACAGGGAGAAGTAGCAGCACTAGAGATAATAAAGGAGATGTTTGGAAACAGTTCTGAATACTTGACTCAAGTGAAGTTATCTAACATGGTTTCTCCTGAGTATCTTGAGACATTTAGTGATAGACAGTTAAAGGAAACAATAGACATAGTTGTAGTTACACCATTTGAATTTCTAGCAATCAGAATACAGGATAAACATCATGCTAGTGCAAGAATGGCTACCATAGATAACATTCAAAAGAACATGCTAGAATGGAACGGATGGAAGGTGATAGACGTTTGGCATTATGAATGTAAAGAACTTTGGAAGGATAAGGTCAATAAAAAGTCAAAATTGGAATTGGAATTGGCTATTAAGGAATCAAGTATAGATTAATTTATATATATCCTATATTAACAATCTTAGTGTACAGAAATACATATCAAATAACAGAGGATATTTTGGACAACTTGACAAAAACAGGTCAGGTTGGCACTCCAGTAACAAATCTTCTTAGACAGTCAAATTTATCATACTCTCGACTAACGATATTTGTTAACAAACTTACACAGTCAGGGTTAATTAACAAAGTAGATGTTAAAGGTAAGAATATATTTATCATAACTGAAAAAGGCAGATTATACTTAGATGAATACAAGAAATTCTCAAGCATAGCAGAGAGTTTTGGATTAGAATTATAATGAATACAGTATGTAAGAAGTGTGATCATGGAATGATTATGCATGGATGCGTTGACGGAATAGGATATTGTATGGAAGGTCAAGGAAATTGGTGTAAGTGTAAAGAAAAGGGAAAGACTTATGAAGAAGAACTGAGTGAGTTAAAGAGATGATTGGATTATGTCACAAGTGTTTAAAATCAAATGTAGAAGTAAATAAAAATATAATATGTACTGACTGTGTTAAAAGTCTAGATTAAACTATGACATGTTTAAAGTGTGGATTTGAAATGGATAAAATGACAGTTTGTCACCAAATATGTCCTAATTGTGGTGCAGTACTAGATTGTAGTGATGGTGTTGAAGATTGAAATGTGTTAAATGTGACAGATTGATGGTAGAACATCAGAGTATTGAAAACAACGTTGGTAAAATTACATGGGTTTGCATTAAATGTGAAGCAAGAGTAAGTAATGTTTAATTGATTCCCAAGAGGGGAGAATGAGATTTACGCACTCACTCACTACCGACTTGGTAGTACGGACTTAACTAGTCTATTATACATATGTGTGAGTTATATATAAAGTTTAGGAACTCCTTTCAGGTATCTAGAATCCACAACTCAGAGTATTCCAATGGTTTAAGAGGGCTACCGTGATCTACGGTTTTCGCTTGAAACGGGTAATCCCTGACAACCGTATTATGTTTTTATAATGTATATATAAACGTATGGTTTGTGCCTAGATATGATCCGTATATTTAAATTCTATAAAAACCAGTAATTATCATGGTAACTTCGGATTTTCGTGTATGGGGAACTGATAGTGGTAACTATTTTGCAAACAGTGATAGAATAATAATATTTTGTAATGTACATGAAACGTTAGAAGATCTACTTAGTACAATAAATCATGAGTACATTCACTTCTGTATAAGTGCATCAGGAGAATCAATAGATGATGATCAGGAAGAAAGGATTATCTATATTATGAGTTGGGCTGATGAATACTTAGTGTAGAACTTGGCATAAAATTGGTTCTATAAATTCTTGATTTGTTTCTAACTAACCCATTACAACAATCACATCTTAACCTTCCAAGTGTTTTTCTTTCTTTATATAATTTAGATGATGGGATAAA